CCCTGCGTAAAGCAGGGCAGGGGCATTGAGAACGCTGGACGGGCCGTAGTTAGCGTTGTTAAGGGACATTTTAAGTTACCTTAATGGCTTAGATAGGCTCCGTGATAACATCCGAGCAAACGTAGCAGTCAGGAGTGTACTGCGGCGTATAGTTCGGCGCAAGGTTGCAAGCAGCAGGGATAACCAACTGTGCATTGTTGAGCCTATGCAGGATCGAATGCATGAGCGTAGGATCTTGGAACTGCATACCCATGCGGAACTGGTTCCAGAAGAAACCTTGATCACGCTTGATGTTGCACTCCCAATCGGGGTTCTTCCACTCCCAATCGCCAGCGTAGTTCTGGGTCATGCCTTGAGCCTCACCGATACCACTCTGGGACGGGCTGATCCACTTGATCATTGCCTTGTTGACCCAAGGGTTGGTGATACCGAAGTCGGCGTAGTTGAAGGCAGGGTTCTGAACATACTTGCAACCAAGCTCGGTGGTCACAGGGATGTAGGGAAGAACACGAACCAGACGGGGCCAAGTGGTCGGATCGTTCGCATTGAAGGTCGGGAGGGACGCATTATACGTCCAATCCACATTCAGGCGAACACCGTTAATGTCGTTACAGAAAGCGTAGTTTCCGATAACACGATCAATACCAAGGGAGTACTGAAGCTGTTTGTCATCGAAGTCGCTAACCGACTCCCACCATCCACCGGACTGCTTGGCATACTGCCAAAGCTGACGAAGGACACGGGCATCAGGAACGATGATTTCAAGGAGAGGGCGACCAGCGGCCTCACTCACATCAAGACGATAGGCATCATCTTCACGCTGGAGGTTGATGAGGATGTCATCAAGCGTGTCGAGCGAGAGAAGACCGATGTTGTTAAGCTGGTTTGCAGGGAGCTTCACATAGACATAGCCCATGTTGAAGGAACCCTCGTTCGTACCCTCAAAGGGCTGAACGATGAACATCTGATCGTCAGGGGTCACGCAGCTAACAAGGGACTGACCATTGCTGATCGGAACCCACTTGTGTCCAGCACCACCGATCCAGTTGGAACGGGCGAACTCCTCATGGACGTTCTTGGTGATGTTGACGTTGGTAGCCATGATGTGATCCATCTCCTCTTGCGGGAAGAGACGATACATGAAGTCGGTAAGCTGATACCAATCGGTACGCATTGCCTTGGTGAAGAGGCTGAAGCTATACGACTCCGTTCCGGGATGAGCAATGAACTCAAACTGAACATCATCAGCATTCTGAACGCAACGTCCAGACTGAACTTCCTGCCAAGGCTGATCTGGGTTGTACCATCCACGACCAAAGCGGAACGCTTTCTGGGTCGGGAGAGTATTCAGGGGCCAAGTTTCCGTCTCAAGACGACCGTAGTAAATACTGTTGATCGCCATTTTTTTGACAAAAAACGGATTGTAATAGGTTCGTGCTTCCCTAAAAAGAGTATCGACATCTTGGCACGAGGAAAATGTCACTCCGTTTTGACCTGCCATATATTTAATTGGTTGGTGTTTTTGTGTTAGATTTTGTTAACCACAAAAAGGATCGCTCCCATTTATGGTGGGTTGATGCGATTCGGCCTATCGCTGATTGCGGCATACCAAATGTTGATTTACTTCCAGACTTGGAACCCCGCTTTTAGTTTTAAATCGGAGCTACCCGATTTAGTTCTTTGTCCTTGTATAAATCAACATTGGCGGCAATCGTGCCGTTATGTCAAAGCAACCTTTATTAAAAACAACATCACTCGTCAACAGAATTTTTTATTAAATATTCTATGGCTTTCATCAGAGTTGCCGTCGAGTCCTTAAACTTTCCAAGTCCATTGTTGCAATTCATACACAACAATCCACGAACCTTTCCTGTTTTATGATCGTGATCTACAGCAAGTTTCCTTCCTGTTTTGCATTCATTATTGCAAATAGCACACTTGTGATTCTGTAAGTCAAAAAGCTGATTGTATTGTTCAAGCGTTATATTGAACTTGATGCGCAATTGAGCATTTTTTGTAGAATTTGGATTGTTTTTTGAAGACCGATTTTTGTTTTCGTTAAATCTTTTACGATTTGCACGATTCCATTTCTTGGCATTGGCACAATTCTTTTCTGGGTTTTCTTTAGCCCATTTTGAATTGCGCTCTTGGTTAAACTTAAACTTTTCTGGCGTTACCCAATATTCAGCACCACGATTATAGCACCAAAATATCTTTCCATCTTCTCTTGTTGCGCCTCTTTTAATCATGCCCAATACATACTACAAATCATGTAGTATGTAAAGGACAAAATAAAACTACCGATTTTGAAACTTCCGAAACAAAGCTGCGGGTGTACGCTCCTCTGCTTCTGTAGCTTTTCCTGATGAAGAAGAGCCAATGCTTCCCTCCGAAGTTCCAGAACCACGCATTTTTTTGATGGTTTCTTTAAGTTCTGCATTTTCTTTTTCCAGAGCAAAAGAATAGGCTTTAGCTTTTTTAAACTTGGCTCCCTGCATCAGAACACGAGTAATTTGTTCAGGGGCATAATTGCTATTTTCACGAAGAGCGGCTTCAGCAATCATTTCGTCTTCCGTTGTGTCATCATCAATCTTTGCCGAAGCAATGATTTTTGCAATTTCTTCATTATATTTAACGGAATCGGCAAGTTGTTGTTTAGCTTGAGTAAAAGCATCTAGCCAGCGTTTTCCTACTTGCTGCTTTGACAGAGTAAGGCGACGATTTTTTTCTTCATCTGCCTGTGCTTTTGTAATTTCCCAATTAGCAATAGCTTGATTCCTTGCTTCTACTTTATTCAAAACATCATAGGCAGTAGAATTAAATTTTGCTTGCTCCATTGGAGAAAGATTTTCGTAAATATAATTAAGTGTCTGTTTTGAAATCTCTCTTTGCTTTGCTTTTTCGGTTGGATCTTGAGTAGTCAACGATGATTCATATGCTTGTACTGCTTTGCTAAATTCAGTAAGAGCAGTAGGATCTTCCCCAAGAATCATTTTAACTTGATTGTATCCGTTAAGAATAGGAGCATCAAAATTCTCTTTAAAAATCGGATCAGCAGGAAGATTTAGGAAGGCATTTGCTTTGCGAACTTCCTCAAGATCACGGGTAAGTGCCTCTTCTCGTTCCTGCTTTTCTTTAACGGCAAGATCAAGTTCTTTGCGGAGTTTTTCAATCTCCCTCTTGCTTTCGCTGTCATCAATTTTGGAACGAAGTTCAGCAATTTCCTGTTGAGCCTTGTCGTATTCTTCTACTTTCTTTTTAAGATCAGCGGCTTCTTTAGCAAGCTGCTCGTTGGTTTGCTTCAAGGATTTAATGAATCCCGGCTTCTTTTCATCATCAACCAAAGAAGCCTTTGTCTCTGGTTCAGGACGATTGACTTCCGCATTTTTTGCGGCTTCTTTCTGTTCAGAAATACGATTTTGATGCTCTTCAGCATCTTGAGTGGTTTTTGCTCCAAACTTTCGGAACAAATCTTCCGGTGTTCCTTTGGGGGCCTCTTTGATTTCAGACCTGAAGAATGAATCGGCTTGCTTAACTGCGGCCTCTCTTGCGGCTTTATCCGCATCACGAGCGGATTGAGAGTCAATAGTTGCTTGCGTTTGGATGGGTTCAGCTACGGCTTCAGACATGGTTTTTTGTGGTTGTGTGGTTACTTGCGAAGAGAAACTTCGTCATCAGTTAAGCTTTCGTCAAGATCAGGATCGTAATCAAACTGTTTTCTTGAAATAGCAACTGTGGACTTTAGTGCATTTTCTACTGAATTAAAAGTATTTTGTTCAGCGTTAGTTGCATAGTCTTGCAACGCACGAAATACTGCTACTACCGTTGAGTGATCTTTTGTTACCAGATCCTCGTAAATTGCTGTCTTTAGTTCTGAATATCGCTTGTCGTTAATGAGAGCGGCGGCAAGATTTACTACGTTTGGATTATCCATTTTGCTGTCCGATATTTGGGTTTTGCGTGGTTACTTGTTCTTGTTGAGCAATAGCGGCTTGTTGAGCAGCCATGTCTTGTGCGTTTTGTTGGTCGTTTTGAGCCAACTGTTGTTCATGTTGATCCTGCATAGCTTGCATATTATGGGAGGCTTTTGCACGATGAATCTGAATATCATTTGCGGCTTTTGCTCTCTTGGTTGCAAGTTCAGTTGCAACTTTCTCCATTGCATTTGCATTGTGAAGTTGGGCCTTTTGAGCCATTGCCGCAAGTTTGATGTCTTCCTTCTTCTTGAGGGAGTCCGTCTGAATGGCTTCTTTGGCAACGAGGGCTTGTAGCTTAATTTGTGCAGGATCTTGATTCCCGCCTTGTCCCTGCTGTTGCTGACGAGCTTGTTCAATCTGTGCAAGCTGACTTCCAAGTTCATCCGTTCCACGCTGAAGCTGCTGCATCTGTTGAGCAAACTGCTTTGCCATTGGCTTCTTGGTCGGATCTTTCTCAATAAATTGAAGATGTGCAACCATATGAGGCCCCTTAAATCGCATGAGACAGGCATAAATATCACGCACGAGATTGAGGGCCTCTTCCGAAATTCCTTGAGCAGCTTGTCCGCGAGTCGGAGCTTGAGGATTCTGACCACCGGATTGCATTGCAGCTTGAGCTTCTTGCATGGATGCAGCGGCATCTTGAAAGTGTGCCTTAAAGTGTTCAACATGATTTTGATCAGGATAAACCCTAAAGTTTGCGGGGTTTCCTTTTGGATCAGTCATACCAATGTTTTCCATTGAAATGATTCCCTGTTCATCAGGAATGTCGATCTTGGTTTGCTTGACGTAGCGATTGACATTTTGCCTACCATTAAGAGCAGCAATAGCATCAGCAATCGCATTTGCCTGACCCTCATTGATAGGGGTCATTCCGGTGAGAGAAACCGTTTGTTGTGCCGCCATCAGTTTATAAGAAGGGCTACCAGAACCAGAAAGCATATTACTCTCAAGGTTTTCAATATTCTCCCACTTCCATGCCTCTTCAGGAACTCCATTTTTCTCCATGAAGTCCACAAACTTTTGTTTCAGTTTGTACCCATATCCACCTTTAGTGGTTCTGCTCATGCGCTTATAAAGCATCTTGAGCCAGCGAGTCTGATTATCATTGAATCGACGAATCTGTGTGCCTTGAAGTTTAGCAGATTCAGCGGCATCCAATTCAGCCTCTTTTTTGGTACGAGCCTTTCCGGTCTTGGAATAGTTTCCAATATTGTACGCACCAATACCCCTATAGAGATCGGCTTGATAAAATTGAATTCCCGAAAGAACTTCTTGGAACGGAATATTTACATTAACTTGGACAGGATCAACATCCTGCGGCAAGATAAGCATTGGAGACCATTCCATTTGCTTCAGCTTTTTGGTTGCTTCAGCAGATCCTCCCTTGAACATTAGGCGCGTATTCCAATCAACTGCATCCATGAACCGATTCATATGGATGTCATATGCGCGGCATTGAATAAATACAGCTTCAGCTAGACCTTGGATTTCATGCCAAATGCCACTTCCGGTAGAGTCGGTAATGGGGGCAATGATGTCTTCCCATCCATCTTCATCTTTTTCTACCCAATCTTTTTTGTAATAAAGGAACCCCGTCTGATCACGGTATTCTTCTTCAGTAAGATCCTTGCGTCCATTTTCTTTGTATCCAAGGACAAGGCCACCATAGTTCTGGAGCAAAAGCATCTTGGAGATACTTCCATTGAACTCCATGATGTACAGTTCGTAAACTTCAATACGAAGTGTGTACAGGCGAGAAAGATTCATGTTGCCTGAAGCAACGTCACGCAACCATTCCGTATTGGTATAAGTGTTACGGTAGTTGGTCGTGAACATACGCAGGGCATCCACGCAAGCCCAAAAATTCCACCCCATATCCGTGGCGTGTTTTTCGGCCTTTTCGGGATCTTCCTCCCCGCCTGTAATCTTGAGCCAGAACTCAAGGGGGGTGTAGCTACGTTTAATGCAAAGCTCACCCAAGTTCGTGAGGTCTGCATACGTTTTATCTGGAATTAGTACATTAGAGTTATGGAAACTCTTGGTGGGCCATCCATCACGATCTTCTGCAATCTCAAATCCCTTTCCGTAAAGGGTCATCTCTTCAACATCAAGCTCGACGTTGTAGTTATAGGATGTCCATGAACGAAGCATCCTATCAAATCCAATACTGATAATGTTACTCCAGATTTCTTTTTCAGTAGGATTACCAATCTTTGTGGTAATGTTTGCGGCAGTATTCCTTTCCATAACCATGTCCACAAAACTGGACTTCTGGTTATCCACAATGAACTTCATTTGACGGAATGGAACATTACTTTGTCCCTGCAACTGCCTTGACGCTACCTGACTATAATCAGTAGGAGGAAAACCTTTGTAGCATTTGTAGATACGACCCCACTTGCGTTCACGACCCGCATTATCTAATCGCAGGTTCCAACAAATTGTAAAAGCATCGTTTGCCGTTTGGACACGGCTTGTTGGGGCTACACCATTGGAATTAACTGTATTGAAACCCCATGAAGAAACACCTTCACGATTAACGATCTTTTTTGTTTTAGCCATTACCGAGTGATATTATTTAGTGCTTCTCTTCGTTTTTGACAGGCTGGACAATTTTTTGCCCGTGTTTCTAATTGGGCATTGATGCCAAATGTAGAAGCAACCTTATCTCCCAAATTTGCAAAACGGTGAATTACGTTGGCAACAGCATCTCCAGCTTCTTGCCAGCAATACTGACCCGCAATACGTTTACAAATTTGTTGCTCAATCAGATATTCTAAATTTTCTGGTATGGCAACATTCTTATTTGTCATGTCGGATTTGACCTTTTGAAAAAACTGTTTTCCAAAAGTCAAATCCATTCCGTTGACGCGATATGTGTTTCCCTTGTCGTCGCTATATTGATACCACAAGCCACCCGGAATGGCATCGTTTGGGTTTTTCAATCTCATGTGAACCTAATGCTTGCCGATATTTATAAAATAAGTCAAACTTTTATTCTTCATGGAATACAATGGCTTGATCTTGGAACCACCCAAGGACACAACATACGGACTTTCTATATTTGAAAATGTTCCACAATTCATCCGTGAGCTTACGGCTTATCGCTTGACTCGCGGAGAGTTTGGAAGGCGTGACAGGATCAAAAGGGGTATCCGACTAGAGGATACAGACCTCAAAAACCCTGCACAGCATATGGTCAACTGCTTTCAGTTGATTTATGGCAACGATGTTTTACTTCATTCACAAGAAATCGCAAATAATTACGCATTAGACATCATTGATTTGTTCTGTAATGAGAACGATTGGGGTATTGCGGGTTGTGCAAGTAGCGGAAAGACTTTCTCTGTTGCGGCTTGCATCGTTATTGATTGGCTTTGTGCCCCTGATTGCACATCGACTTACGTTGCCAGCACATCTTTGGATGCATCTGAAGACCGACTTTGGGGTAAAGTTTGCACCCTATATCGCATTGCTATGCGTAATCTACAGGCTCAATACGGCAAAGATACAAGCATTGGTAACCTTGTTGAGTACCGCAGGATGATTGTTTTTGAGTCTATTGACACAAAAGATGCCGAGCGTGACTATACAAATGCCATTAAAGCCCTTGCTTTTCCCCGTGGAGGAGAAGGAAAGCGTTCAGTAGAGAATACACGGGGCCGTAAAAATGCCAGAATGCGGTTATTTTTGGACGAGTTGGCTGAAATGGATCTTTATGCTTTGGACACAAGGGTAAACCTTGGTGCAAATCCTGATTTTATCTTTGGAGGAATGGCAAACCCCTCAAATACTGCCAACAATCCCCACACAGAGTTGTGTCAACCGGATCATCCTTTGGAATGGGACTCCGTTGATAGGTACACCCATAAATGGAAGACCAGAACTGGAGTTGCTTTGCATCTTTCTGGAGAAGATAGCCCAAACTTTAATAAACCAGATGCCGAAATACCTCCATTTGATAGGTTTTTGACAATTCAGGGAGAAGCTGCAACGCTAAAACGATGCTATGGCAATAAAAATGCCCTAGAATATTGGCGAAATGTCTATGGTTGGTGGCCTGATACTTCTGTTGAGCTTACAATTTTTTCAAAACAGTTCATTCAAGCCTGTGATATTGCTTGGGAACCTATTTGGAGCGATAGAACAAAGGTAGTTTGTGGATTTGACCCTGCATTTACGGCTGGAGGAGACCGTTGTGCCGCTACTTTTTGCCGTTTTGGGCCAAATGATACTGGTAGAAGGGTTGGTTTTTACCTTGGAACCAAAGAATATCAGACTTCCGTAGGGGATGTTTTTGAAGAAAGCATTGCCATGCAAGTTGTTAAAGACTGCTTGGAGTATGGGGTTCACCCAAGGGACTTTGGTTTGGATATTTCCGGTGATGGCGGCAAAATGCTACGGGCAATCATCATTGAATGGGGAAAATTCCATCCAGAGGCAATGTTCATTACCCCTATTTCTTCTATGGGGATGCCTACAGAAAGAAAAATCAGCAATCTTGATAAGCGCACTGCCAAAGAAGCGTACGATAGACGAGTTACCGAGTCGTGGTTTCAAGTTCATACGGCTATGTCAACGCAAAGCCTTGTTGGTATTGATGCTGAAAAACATTCTTCATTGGTAAATGAACTTTGCAGTAGGCTTTATTTCCACAAAGGAAGAAAAGTTGCTGTCGAAAAGAAGCTGGATATGAAACAGCGTATCAAAAAGTCACCCGATTTGGCTGATTCTTTGACCTATGCTGTTGAAATGCTCCGAAGGGCAGGGCTTGAGTTTACTTTTGCGGATCAGACTGAAGAATCCCTAGACATCCTAGAGATCAGAGATTGGGAAGATCGTCTTATCCATAGCAAACACAACGCTGAAGAGCAGATTGAAAATGATGAATGGGGTTATGGAGGAAGTGGCGTGGATGAAGATGGCTTCTAAAGATTAGATACATTGACTTGTTAAAAAAACGTAGTCATAATTTTAACACTTATGGCTAGGTTCTCCCCTCAAGAATTTCGCAACGGTTCAATGATTCCTTCTGTTATCCAAGGGAAGGTCGATTCTTCTGTTTCTAGTCTAATCAAGACACCTGATTCTACGCCATACGGTGGTGGTCAGTATAAAAGGAAACCAAGTTTCCTGATGTGTCCTCCTAAATACTTGTCCACAGCTATCCCGAACAACAAGTTCATGAAGGGACAAAAAATTGACACCGAACGGGCAATGCGTCAGTACACCAGAATCAAAAGATTAATTACGGCACTTGGTGTTAAAGTCATTGAGCTTCCTCCTGTCAAAGGGGCGCAAGACCAACACTTTGTTGCCAACCTTGGATTAAGCGTTGATCCTTTTGTCTTCATTGCCAAAATGAGTGCTGATGGTCGCCAAATTGAAGAAGAACCGGGACGTAGATTCTTTGAAAAGATGGGATATACAGTTCTTCAGCCACCTCATTATTGGGAAGGAGAAGCTGAAACAAAATACTGGAAAGACAAAACGTATTTTGGCGGTTATGGAAAGTTCTCTGATTGGAGGGCACAGGAGTGGATTTCCAAAAAGGCGGGTATTGAGATTATTCCCATGAAGATGGTGAGTGATGATCTTTATCATCTGGATTGCTGCATCCATGTCATTAATCCTGAAAACTTCATGGTTTGCCGTTCTGGTATTGATTCAGAATCCTTCAAGCGTCTTGAGAAACTTGCGAACATCATTGTCGTTCCGAAGGAGATGGAGGCAACTGGTGCTACCAACTTGATACGCATCCCTGATAAGAACATTGTCATCAGCGGTATGTTCCAGCCTGAATACCATCAGTATCGCAAGAGCATGGAATGGATGTTGACTACGATGGACAAGTTCAATAACTCTGTGATCTTTGCTGACATTGATGAGGCAGATAAGAATGGTGCAGACTGTTCCTGCCAAGTCATGCACATCACATTTTAATGAAGAAAGCGTTCCTTAAATTTGTTGGATGGATTGCCTATGTGAATGGGCTTTGTCCTAATTGCCATCGTGAATTAACTGCTTGCAATGGATACCCTTGCCACATATGCAATGTCGCAAGTCAATTCAGACCACCAAATCTCTGGCAAAGATTCACAACTACTCTGTAAAAATATGGCAACAAAGAAAAGCGGCATCCACATCAAGGAAAGCCACAAGGGTCGCTTCACGGCGATCAAGAAAAAGACAGGCAAGACCACGGAACAGTTGAAGCATAGCAAGAATCCTGCTGTTCGTAAGATGGCAACATTTGCCCAAAATGCCGCTAAATGGCATCACGGCAAAAAGTCAAAATGACAAAAACAGCAACCACAACTTCCGCTAAACCAAATGCACATTTGCGTCCTGCTAGGGTCGGATATGGAGTTCTCAAGAAATCCAAACGAAAGCCTAGAAGTAAATAATCCTATGACACCGGAAAATGATGCGGCTGAAATTTGGAGTGATGCGTATCTTCACGGTGTAAAAAAATATATCTCCGGTAGCAAGGAACACAAAAGTCAGTTTTGGACTGCTGGAGCGGCATGGTATGCCAAGAATTTAAGGGACGAGCAGTTGGATCTTATCAGCTATCTGTATCATCTGTCGGAAAGAATCAAGTTGGTGGAATTGTTGGCAAATATGATGGAGGAAGAAGAAATTTCCTTGCGTGATGCCAGCACTCTGTTAAAGAACCTCGTCGCAGACAGACCACCACAATCTTTGCCGCACCAATCACATGACTAAAAAACCTGTCGGAGCAGTTATTGTTTCCGACCTCCATTGCGGTTCAGTCGTAGGATTGTGGCCTGACAATCATATTACCAGCACCGGAAACAAAATCGGGCTTGGTAACAATCTCCATCAGCGTTGGCTATGGGATTGCTGGCAAGATAAAGATGAAAAAATTGAAAAGTATTTTGGCAAAGATCCATTTGTATTGTTTATTAATGGAGATTGCATTGAGGGTCGCCATCATGGAAGTAGTGAAATTGTTGCGGCTCTAAATCTAGATCACAGTCTTGCGGCTATTGAATGCCTAAAGCCTTTGGCAAAAAAAGCATCAAAGATTTACATGACGGCAGGAACCGAATGCCATACTGGAGATTGGGAAAAGATGATTGCAAAAGAACTTGGTGCTGTATGGCTTTGTGACAAAGGTCTTATTGAACTCAATGGAACTCTCATTGATATTGCCCACCATATGCCGACCAGTTCTAGGGCATATCTTGAGGCTGGAGCTATGAGTATTTGCATGGGAAATGCCCGTCAAAATTATTCTCGTGTTGGGCATAAAGTTCCCAAAGTCTATCTTCGAGGCCATAGACACACGGGTGGTGTTTTTAATGATGGCAATGGCATTTTTATGGTTAGCCCTGCTTGGCAATTGCTTACTAGATATGGTCACAAAGTTGTGGGCGATGCTATTTGCCGCCCCGGATTTGGCATCCTTGATTGGAGAGGATGTGAAGAAGGAGAACTTCCAGCAACCAAACTCATACAGTATGCCCCTGAAGAAACCAAGCCCATCCGAAGCTGATCTATTATCTTCCATTAGAAATCTAGACAAATGGAAACAACTTCTTAAAGAAGAAGAAAATCTAGGAGAAGATTGGCTTTCTATTGAACAAGTAGGAAAATTGTTAAATAGAAAATCAACTCAAACAAAAATTAAGCTAAAGCAGCTTATGGTAGAAGGTAAGGTAGAAATGAAAAGGTTTTCAATTTATTCAAATGGAAGTCAAACATATAAGAATTATTACAAGTTGATTCTATGAAAATAAACTCATATTACCTTAAATGTGATGTTTTAAAAACTGGATGCTGGATTGTTTGGCCCGTTACAGGAAAAACTGCAACCAAGTGGTTTAAGGACAAATTTGGAGTTGAGTATGAGTTTGAGCTTTTAGATACAACTTCCGATGCTTGTGCTGTTCTTGGAACTGTTCCTATTATTTTTTTAACCAAATGGCAAAATACAAACTATTGGATTTCCAATTTAGTTCATGAATGCATTCACATTTCCAATTTTATACTCCAATCAAAAGGTATTCAGGAAAAAGATTCCTGTGACGAGATGTTGGCTTATCTCGTTGGATTTCTCGTTGAAGGCTTTTTAGAAGCCCTCAAAAAGAAGCGTTAAGCAAATTGCAGAAGATGCCCCTGATGGTGAGCAATGAGCTGGAGGATTGCCTTACCTTCATTGGTGGCAACGTGTCCGGTTCCATTGCATTTCCAGCAAGGTTCACCTTGAGCATCGTCGTACCAATCATGGCCTGTTCCACCGCATTCATCACACACCTTTTCAAGCGCATCTTTGTTGAATAGGTTATTCATACCAACGCTCCTTTAAGCGAAATTTTTTTCCAGATCAAGTCTTTTTTCTAAAATAAATGAATACACAAAAAGAATTATTGGATGCGGCAAAAAAGCTAGCGGATATGGGGGAGGATTACGGAGTGATTGTGGGGGATTTGGGGCCAGAAGAAAAACTCTGGTTGAAGCACTACGTCCTCAAATTGCCTGAAGAATTGGCTAGAAAAACGATTTATGGTCGTGCAGTTTGGAATACTCGCCCGACGATTTCTAGAGGCCGTGGAAGGCCAAGCAAATAGCAATTACCGGATGGTGTAAGGGTCGCACAGGAGACTTTGACTCTCCTAGTCATGGTTCGAATCCATGTCCGGTAGCCAACCTTGACATTGGGTGATGGAAAGATAATCTGAATGCCGCTAGAAAACACCAACCC